CGCGAGGCGAGGCGCACGAGGTAGCTGCTAGAATGCGGGCGAATGGCATAGACGCCAAAGTATTTGAGATCTACAAGATTATGGAAACCGCACAACATGACACCGCACCAGCTAGCCGGCCAGACAGCGAAAATGCTAGGGCTACCAATTGAACTCGCAAGAAACCGCACCGGAGATCGCCAAAAGGCATGGCTTAACGGATATGCCCAAGCAATGCCACTGCAAACACCAAAGGATCGGAACCGGGGCTGTCTTTTACAACAGCCTAGGAATCCTTGAATGCACTGTTTGCAGTGGCTGGCAGTTGATACGCAAGCCGGTTAAATAGCCCTCTACGGAGGGCTGTTATCATCATCGGCGTACACACGCACGTCATAGTTAATCGCCGTGACGCTGCACCCATTACCGCTAGGCGAAACCTCAGTTATCAACGCCGGGTAATTCCAGCGAATCAATGGCCCAAAGTACAGGTGCGGCGGCTCAATCGTCCACGACAGATCCGGCACAAAATCAGGCTGGCCAGGAATCGTCAGCCGGTAGTCGTCAATCCGCGTGGCGGTAAACGGGCCGCTTAGCGTGCCATCTGGTCGACGCAAGCCAACAACGTGCACGCCACCTGCCGACCAGTCTAGTGGTTCGGTTGATCGCAGCACAGCACCGGCACCCATCACGGCGTACTCTTCCAGAATCGCGCTCTGCCCGTACCCTGGTACGTCATCCAGCAGCGGAACATAGGACAGGTAACCGCTGTTCATCGCGTCAAGCTCAGTGCTGAACGTATAACCCCAGCGCCGATACCGCTGCGCCCGACGCTTGCGCATACCGATCCGCCAGGCGCGGGTTTCATCGGTCACGCCGGTTATGCGCATTTTCTCGACACGCTGGCCAAGGTCGCCAGGTAAACGACACTCGACAGTAGTCCACTGGCGGCTCACGGCGTCGAAGTATTCAACGTCAACGCCGTCGAAGTCGTCAACGTCAGTCGAAGAGAATTGACGCACCAGCGGGCTGGTCATGTTCTGCGGGCTGTATGCCTGCTCAAATACCGTGCGCGGCTCGTCACGCACTGGTTTGATCAGACCACGGTCGATGGTCAACTCGGAGAACCCCGCAGCCAGGGCGTCGTTAATGGCGTCCTTGACTGTTGTCCTGTCGCTGATCGCGTCATCATAATAGTCGCCGCGTGCGTCCCAAATATCGCCAAGGCGGTGCAGTTCGATCAGGTTGATATCGGCGTCCGTGTAGCCGACCGACTTAGCGATATAGGCGACCCACGGCGCGATGCTGCGCGTTACGGTTGGCGCGCTCCAAGTCGTGCCATTCCACAGAGGCAACTTGCGCTTAACCAGTGCGCCGATAAGGCTTTCGGTCTGCGCCGAGATACGGTCGCCGCCCTTTACGGTTAGCGTCATAGTCGTCCAACCTGGGTATGACGACGGGGCTTGAAGGCGTGAACGCAAGCCAAGCACCTGCGCCTTGTCGGAGATCTCCCGGTTATTGCTTACCCCGATCCTGCGGAAACGAACCTCAGGCCGGATGTAGCTGCCAATGTCCGCATACTCGGTGTACCCGATCTGGTCAAGCGTGGTGCCGCTGTAGCTTTTGCTGACTGAGGTCCACGCGCCAGCGGTCGTGTAGTCCCGGTATTGCACCTCGGTGTAGACCGTGGCCGTGAATATCTCGCCCTTCCTGCCCTGCCAGATTAGGCCGCCTGGAAAAAATATATCCCACTCGATCCTGTTGGTAACCTCTCCATCTGGACATGCATTAAACGGGCCAACCCAGTCGCCTTCGGCGCTGCTGCCGTCCAGCACAATGGAAGCGCTCGAAGTGGTCAGCACGCCGAAACCCGGCCAAGTACCATCGGTCGCGCCGGTATCAGTCAACCGCTCCAGGCTGATCGTGCTCGAACTGGCCGCCGTCAGGCGGTAGCGCAATCCGCTGTAGCCGATGCCCATTTGCTTCGATCCGGTTTCCAGCGTTGTCACGGGGTCGCCGTTGCGCCAGTTCAGTGTCATCTGCGTGGCGGTTGCGGTGTTGACGATGTACAGGCCGGCGTTGTCTCCAGTGATCTCGATCAGCGCGCCCGCAGTCAAACCAAGCTGCGTGATGTCGCCGCCGATGATGTCACGCACGCCCGCGCCGCCATCGGTCACGGTGTAGGGGTAGCTCACGACTATGCGCGCCACCATTCCCGCCGCCCAGCCAGTTGGGAACGTACCGGCACCGCTTGGGATCGTTACCGAAAACCCGTTAAACGAAAAACTGCTAGCAACGGCAGTCGGGTCCACGGGGGAAGTGGCCGTGAGGGCTAGGCCCGCTGTGCCCGACGATGTGTTTCCGACCTCGGCGCACTCATGCCACCACACTGCCTCGGGGCGGCCAGATACGTCGGCGCCCGGCGCGAATATGTTTAGTTCTGCATCTGCGCCAAGGCTGATAATCGGAGTGTCGCCGATCAGCACCCCAGACAGCGGAATGTCGAATTCACCCACGCCGACGTTAATCAGCATCTCCACAACCTGTTCGCGCGGGCTTTTGAAGTAACGGTGCGGCGGCAGCAAGTAATCTGGATAAACGAAGCGTTCGCCGGAGACTTCCCGCACAGGGCTGTTGAGTTTCGCGCTGTTGCCCTTCACCGACGCATTCGACAAGCGCTCGCCCGACTGCAAGCCGTTGTCGTTAATGCTCGGGATTTTCGGCTGAAATAGACTGGTCACAAACTTAAGCGCAACGATGGCTGTTACAGCATAAAAGACCGTTTCCAGGCCTTTTGCTTGCGGGTAAATGCGCACGGTGTCTTCCGGGCGGAAAACGGTCAGCGGCCAGTCTGCGGGCGGCACGGCAGCGCCGTTAATCGTAATAGTTATGGGTGGAGCATCGCGGCGCTCATACTTCTGAACACTGGCCGATAGCCACGCCTCGACAGTCTGAGGCGCAAATGTTTCGTGACTTTCTAGCGGCTCGCCTTCAAGTTGGCTCGGAAAAATTAGGACTGTCACGGTAATAGACCACCTTGGCAAAGGGCGCTTCGAAGTCGGGTATGCGCTGCCATCGGCAGCCTGTTTTTGCGCTTATGTCCAGAACAGCTAGACGGTTTTCCAATTCTACCACTACGCCCACATGAAGCATCAGCCTACCAGTGAACACCATGGCCAGCGCGCCGACTTCTGGATCGCACTCTTCAAGCTCTTTGGCCTGCTCGTGGTAGGCGTCTGTAAAGGCGCGCGGCATGGTGTTTCGGATATGCCCCCAGGATGGCAGCAGCCGCTTGCCGTAGACCTTGTGACGCACGTCACGGGCCAAGCCCCAGCAGTCGAAGCAGCCGCCATCACCGCGCGACCCGTCGACGTACCGGGAGAACAGGTAGCCATTCAGCCAGGTGTCAGTGCTCACAGGTAACGAAGCCCTGGCGCGTTCTTTGTCGTGTACAGCAGGCGCGGCCATGCGACGTTGATCAAGTCAAAGAACCCAGCGCGCAACTGGACGGCCAATTGCTCGATTGAGCCGTCCTGCACCGTCATGCGATACGGCGCCTCGGCTGGCGCGGTTAGGTCGCTCAACAGGTAGGTGCGCAGCGTTGCAGACACCCTAGCCTCCGCCGTCATCGCCTCGTCAATCTTCGCCTGGGCTTCGCCGTTCACGTTGTCGATGGCTATCGTGATGTTTTGCGCGCCTCGGCTGTCCTTTTTCGGCAAGGCCACGTCAATGGCCGCTGCCGTAAACGTCAACGTGCGCGCGTCTTCCGTGACGCACGTTCGGTCTGTGAAACCGTTGCAGATCAGGATGGGTGCAGCCCACGCTGGACAAGTTAGCTCCAGCGTGAACAATCGCACGTCATCGCCGCCGCTGGCGTAGTAGGTGTCGAGAATGGTCAATTGTTATCCTATATGCTTACTGTAACGATTGCCTGCGGGCTGCTTGAGTCAGCAGGCGATGCTCCGCTAATAAACCCTCATCAGCTGACCCGACGCCGTAGCGTACACATCGCCTTTCACCATGCCAGCTGCTAGTGCAGCCGTATTGTCTGCACGGGTCTGGGTGTTATCGAGGTTTAGAGTCGCGCTCTTGACGACCACTCTCACATCCGCACTGCCAGTGTTACCAACCAGCTCATACCGTTTCGTTCCGGGAACCCACTGTCTGAAAAACTCGCCCGCGCTGCTGCCGCCCGGCGTGTAGAAAGCATCACCGGCAGCCCCCGCATCCCCCGTGACATACGCATGGAAAGCTAAGGTCGGGTGCATTACAGCAGACTGAGCCGTACCGCCCATTCGACCTTTGACAAAGCCCGGGACGTCATCTCCCGCCAGCAGCGGCAGTTGGGTGATTGTGCTAGTGGCCGCACCGAAAACGGCGTGAGTCGCCCTGTAAGCGCCCGTTACCTCCGAGTTGCCAATGCAACTATTCCCGCCAACGATGTTGGACTTCCCGGCGAGTAGCACATCCATCTGGAAAGTGGACGATTCGCAATCTACCAGGATGTTATCGGTAACGACGACCCCCTCTGGGCTTACGAGGTCAAAAAAGAGTCGATTGAAGTTTCGGCATATGTTGCCCGAAAAGACCAGCCACTTGTCAGGGTTGGTATCGTTACTTGCAAAGCTGCCGAGGACTGATTCAGCGCCGTTCCACAGTTCATTCCCAGTGATGATCAGACGACCTGCGCCCCATGAGAATGTGATTGCCCCCTCAGTATGACCACCCACCGCTTGCGTTGCCTGGCAGACCCCGTTCACGAAGTTATTTACGAACCAACTCGCAGAGCCTTGCAGGTTTGTATCGTCGTGTCGAGATAAGTGGAAGGCAGACCCAGACAGTCCGGCGAACTCGTTATTAGCGACCCGTATCCCGTGGCCTACTATGCACTCGCCAGCGGTATTTCCGAACTTAATGCCTGAAATACTAGAGGCCCTTCCGTGCAAGGCGATTTCGGTGTTGAAGAACCAAGAGTTGTTTTCTTGATTCGCCCTATTGCCATCTATTACACCATTGATAATGTGGACGTTGGCGTTCACCCCCGGAGTTGTCGGTATGCCTCCCTCCGTTGTGCTTGGGCGGCCTGCAAATGCCTGGAATTTCTTCGCGACTGTTGTGCCGGCAGGAATGATAGACGTGTAGCCTCCGAAGTTTCCAAAACCAATTGAAATCCCTACTCGATTCTCAGCGCGAACAATAGAGGTGATCCGGCAAGTGTTTTTTGAAACTCCAGAGTCCGTATTATCCACATACGCGGAAAGGTAATCTCCCACCTCCCAGTTGTCGGGTATCGACGTTAGATATAAGGTGCTTTGCCCTGTACCAGTATCTTGAGCAAGCGTGGTCTTTGTTGCCGTGGCTGGAGCACGCTTGAGCGTAGCTCCATTCAAGTCGATGATGAGGTTATTGATCGTTCGTAGCTCTGCCGTGCGGTCGTAAACATATTCTCGACTCGCCTCGAAAACCAGAATAGTCATCTTTCCGACGAGGTTGGATTCTATGTAATCGAGCGCGGCGCGTATAGTGTTCGAGTCGCTGAGTCCGGTCGTGCGGAATGATTCGACTGAAACGAGCGCCCTAATCGGATTGAGTCGGCTCTTTAAGGATTCCGCCTCGTCATAGACAATGGTAGAGCCAGTTGGGGAGGCCAAATCCTGGCGCAACGTAGCATCACCGACGCTGCGGAAATTGGCGATTTCTCCCGCCCCGGCACCAGTGGTCGTATACGGCAGCGTGATAGATGGGCCGGGCGCGTAGAACTCAGCCCCGGTTCCAGGGTTGTAGCTAAAAACCTGATTGCGCGACGTGAACACCAGGCCGGCAGCATAAGGGCCGATGTCAACATATTGCGAGGCGTTACGGATGCCTTGCAAGGACTGGCGCGGTACGCCGAATCGGTCAGGATAGGCGTCAAGCGGGCCGTTGCTGAAGTTGTCAAGATTCTCGCTGTTGTCGTAGCGGTCGTAAACGTCAGTTGACCCGAGCGGATTTCCGGTATTAAAAGTTGTCATGCTGCTGGCCACTCCCGATTCATCGTAAGGTCAAAAATATCTGAGTGGAGTATATCACTTGGCATGACGATTGCTTCATTTTCTCCAACCAGCGGACGCTCGCGGATCTCTAGCGTTGCCGTAACCTGCCATTTGTCGTAAGCCGAAAGAGTCGGGCCTTGATACATTCCAGCAAAGCGGCAGTTAAACTCAGCATCAGCTATTGGAGTTTGCAGGCGCATCGTAAACCAGTTAGCGCCATCACCTGCCCCGCCAGTATCGCGGAACCAGCCCTCGAACAGAGCGCACTCGCCAGGCGAAGTGAAAAACCACGTCACCGAAACCGAGCTAGGAACATTCGTAAACGTGCGCCGCTGCCGTGCTCGACCAGACTGCATCTCGGTACGGATGAATGGCGATACATGCTGCAAGCCATAGCCTGACTGGAGCGGGCGCGGCAATTCTGATGGAAAACTAGGCATTATTTGCCGCTCCTTTTAAGGCCGAAAGCGTTCTGTAATGCTCTTGAGCGCGGACCATCGCCGTAAATATCAGACACGAACACGTCAACCGACTGGGAGCCGTCCGCGTTTTGCTTGGTTTC